ATGATGGAAATACTACAGCTCTTGGCAAGTTAGGTTTAGGAATAGATAAATCCGACTTGGCTTCACAGACCTTTGATGAAACTTTCCAACAACTAACCAGCACCTTTGGTCAATTTGCTGAAAATGAAGCTGAGAGCACACAAAAGCAAATGGAGCGCGTCAAGATTGCCCTTGATGAAGCCAAGGAATCTATTGGCGCAGCTTTGCTTCCAGTTGTCCAAGAATTGACTAGATACTTACTTGAGAAATTTATTCCAGCTTTAGAAGCGTTCATAGCTGGCTTAACTGGTCAGGAAGGTTTAGATCAAGCCTTAACTGATAGCCAAAAAACTGCAATTGAATGGGGCAAAAAAGTAAGAGGCTTTATTAATACCGTCATTGATCTTAAGGATGAGCTCTTTTTAGTTGCTGGAGTATTGGCAACAGTATTCGTAGTAAGCAAGATAGCAGCTGGAGTCCAAGCCACTATTCTTTTAATACAGGGTCTAGTAGCTGCTTATGTTGCGTTAAGAAATAGCGCGGTAGCCGCTGCCATCGCATCTCGATTTGCTTTAAATCCGTTGGCTGGTCTAGCAACTGGTGCAGCCGTAGTTGGCGCAATTATTGCTGCGACCAAGTTATTTGATAATGAAGCCAATGCAGCAGCAGGGACGGGCGGTAATACAGTTTCATCATCTAGCCTTCCATCAGGCTTTACTGCTGGAACACCAGTAATTAGCGGCGGTTCTACTGGTGGCGGTTCTATTGCAAGTGAAATTGTCGGTGGCAAGATAATTGCTCCAGTGGTTAAAGGCACTATGCCTAGTTTCCCATCAGGGTTAAATCCAACTGGCAAGGCAATCCCATCTGGCTTTGATGTTGCAGCTGCTAGACGCGGAGAAGAACGCGGTAATGTTATAGTTAATGTAAATGCCCCATCCGCTATTGATGAAGAAGGATTTACTAGAGCCGTAGTTTTAGCTCTAAACAATAGCAATGCTCGCAACGGCGGTGGGGGCGCTATCCTTGGCGGCCTAGTAGCAGAATGACCCTCTGGAATCCAGTTTATCGAGTTAAGGTTGATGGCGTTACAGTTACTAGCGCAACCCTTAGCGGCTTAACTATTACCTCTGGTCGCACCGATATTTATCAGCAGCCGATTGCTGGTTATTGCAATCTAAGTCTGATAGAGACAGCTGAAGCTGCAGTCCCCTATGAAGTGAATGACGCAGTTACAATAGAAGTCCAAGATTCTAACGGCGATTATGTCAACCTCTTTGGCGGCTTTATTACTGACTTAGGCATTACAGTCCAGACTTCAGGATCAACAGCTACGAGCCAGCAAATTAGAATCGTTGCAGTAGGAAGTTTAGCGAGACTTGCTAGGGCAGTTTATACTGGCAACTTTGCCCATCAATTTGATGGAGACCGCATTGAGGAATTACTTAGCACAGTTCTATTTGACCAATGGAACGAAGTGCCAGCTGCAGAGACTTGGAATAGTTATGACGCAACTACACAATGGCAGGATGCAGAAAATAGCGGACTAGGCGAGATAGATACTCCAGGCGATTATGAGCTGCACTCTGAGACTGGCCTAAACGACACAGTTTATAATTTAGCTTCTAGGTATGCCACTAGCGGTTTGGGTTATTTATACGAGGATGCTCAGGGCCGAATTGGGTATGCCGATTCAACACACCGCAGCCAATATCTAGCAACTAACGGCTATGTTGATCTTGATGGCAATCACGCCATTGGCCCAGCTCTTTCAATAGTTAAGCGCGCTGGGGATATCCGCAATGCAATCACAATCGGCTATGGAATTGGCAGCGCATCAATAACTGATGAGGATGCAGCCTCTATAACCCTTTACGGCCAACTAGCTACCACAATATCTACAACTCTTAGGCATCAACACGACGCCGAAGCTCAAGCAGCCTTCTATCTACTTATCCGCGCTTATCCTCAATTTGCCCTACGGCAGATAACCTTTAGTACGGCCAATACAGAAATTGATGATGCCGACCGAGATAGCCTGCTAAATGTATTTATGGGTATGCCATTAAATATTACTAATTTGCCAAGCAATATGACCAATGGCGAGTTCCAAGGATTTGTTGAGGGTTGGACTTGGACTGCAAGTCTTAACCGCCTAGACCTGACGATGAACCTATCGCCTATAGCTTTCAGCCTGCAAGCCTTCCGTTGGAACTCAGTCCCAGCGGTAGAGAGTTGGAATACAATAAACCCATTACTGGAATGGTATAACGCTACAATTGTGGCATAGGAGACTAAATGGCAACGACTACTAATTATGGCTGGGATACTCCAGATGATACCGATTTAGTTAAGGATGGCGCAGCTGCCATCAGAACGCTTGGAAGCTCGATTGATACGACTACCAAAAATCTAAATCCGCAGACTACTACAGGTGCTCTCGCTTATCGGTCGGCAACTGCGAACGTTAATACTGCATTACCAATAGGAACTTCTGGTCAAATTTTAGCCGTATCGGGTGGAGTTCCAGCTTGGATTAATAATGATCAAGGCGACATAACTGAAGTTCAAGCTGGTGTAGGTATATCGGTGGCTTCTGGAACTGGGCCAATCCCAATTATTACAAACAGTTCAACTGATTTGATTACTACTGCTGGTGATTTACTTTACGGAACTGCAGCAGACACAGTTGCTAGGTTAGGCATTGGAACAGCTGGGCAGGTTCTTAAAGTAAATAGCGGTGCAACTGCTCCTGAATGGGGAACTGCTGCTAGTGCAAGCGGCCTAACTCTTATTACTAGGCAAACTGTAACAAGTGCAGGCGATACTGGTTCATCTTTTGCTGGCATATTTACTTCAACTTATGACACCTATTTAGTTATTATTGAAGGCAGCGCAAATAGCCTTAATATGTTACATATGCAATTAAAAAATGCTGGTGGTAATGTTACTTCATCAGATTATTATGGAAACTCTGCCTATGCTCTTTATAACGCATCATCTTTCAGCTTTAACAATACTAACGCAGCGGCAGCTTATAATCTTTTGGGCGCTACTAGCGCAGATACTAGGGCTACTATTTGGATTAACGGCGTAGGAAATGCCAGCGAAAGAGCTACTTGGTCTGGAAATGGTTTTGAAGGCAACAATAATCGTATCTATAATTTTGCAGGTGAAATAGGAATAAGTGATACTTTTACTGGATTAAACTTTAAAATGGCATCAGGCAATATAACACTAACCGCTTCTGTCTATGGATTGGCTAAATAATGATAAACACAGTTGAAGAAGAAGTAATTGACCTTAATGAAACTTCATTACAAATTAAGGCAAGATTAAAGTCGGAATATCCAAGCCTTAGAACAGGCAACGAAAATGATGGATATGAAGAAATAGATGATGAAGCCTATCAAGCCAAGATTGCTGAATGGGTTGCAAATCATCTTGATAAAATTGCAAGAAAAAAAGCAGAACTAGCAAAGGCAGAAGCTAAGGCAGCCTTGCTTGATCGCCTTGGTATTACTGCCGATGAAGCCAACCTGCTTCTAAGCTAAAACAATCTATAAAGATAATGACGAGACTATGTGCAGCAGGAATTCAGCTTCGGGAGCAAATCGATGACGATTATCCTGATCGCGATAGGAAGTCTGATGGCTGGATTGCTGACGCTCGCCACCTTGCTAAAGGCAGTTCTGACCATATACCAATCGATGGAATCGTTCGAGCTTTAGATATTGATGCTGATTTATCAGCTCACAAAGAAGAGGCTTACGCGCTAGTTGAGAAGATTCGCAAGTTAGCCAAGAAGGGCGATAAGCGAATTAAATACATAATCTACGATGGAAAGATTATGAGTCCGATACTGGGATGGAAGCGCAGAGCATACAAAGGCGCTAATCCCCACCGGTCGCATTTCCATATTTCATTCACAACTTTGGGAGACAAAGATGGCAGTTATTTCAACCTCGAAGGAGAAGCTAATGAGCGACTTAAAGAAAATGGCAGAGAGCTGGGCAAAGACATTCCTAGCAACGGCACTAGCGACCTACCTAGCAGTCGGCCTAGATGTAAATGCAATTGCCAATGCAGCTCTCGTATCAGTCTTGCCTAGCATCATCAATTGGCTAAACCCTAACTACGAAAGATACGGCAGAATCAAGTAATGGCGGCTACTGAGCTAGCAACCCTAGTAGCCTCAGTATTAGGATCTATCGCCTTACTGATTGCTGGACTTCGCTACATAATTAAATTGGAGAATATTCCAATAGTGTCGCGCCTCGATAAAATGGAATCTCAGTTAGAATTGGCCCTAGCGAGAGGGGTCAGAAATGGCAACGCGAAAGCGCGTAAGTAAGAAGCGCCCTAAGAGGCGTAGAACTACTAAAGAAACGCCTTTAACAAAGCTTGATTTCTGGGCTATCGCTGCCAATGAAGTTTATAAGGCTTGCCGTAGGGCTGGGATGGATGAGGGAACTGCCTTAGCCTTTGCAATGGATCGCAGCTCTTATCCTGATTGGATAGTCCCTGCCGATGACCCAATTAAGAAAATTGGTTGGGAAGATGGAGAAGAGGACAACTAATCTACTTTCGCGAGGTTGAGCTCTTTGAGGCTCTCAAGTCGCTTTATCCAGACTTGACGCCTTTATCAGCGACCGACCGAGCGGACGGCGTAACCCATAACGCCTTTATAGAACTGAAGTGCCGTAGAACCCATTATGAGACTTTGATGATTGAGAAGAAGAAGTGGGATTATCTGGCCGATATAAGGGCTAGAACTGGCTCTAAGACCCTTTATATTAATGCGACACCTAAAGGGGTCTATCAGTTTGACTTAGGGGCTATAAGCGAGCCTGAGTGGGCTTTTAAGCGCTTGCCTATAACTACTGATTTTGCCAATAAAGCAACTAACGAAAGATTAGCTGGCTTTTTAGATATACGACTCGCCGACTTATTGCTTGTCTAAATCTATTTAGACCCTTAATCTATTTACCTAAATCCATTTAGGGTTTAGAGATTAGGGAGCAAAATGATAAATAAAGTAA